CGCCCGGGTCGTGATGGTGAACGCCAGTCGCGGCAAACACGTCCGAGCCGAGCCCGTGGCGGCCCTGTACGACCAGAACCGCATCCGCCACCGCGAGCAGTTCCCGCTGATGGAGGCCGAGATGCTGATGACCACCCCGGCCGGCTACAAGGGAGAGCAGTCGCCGAACCGCCTCGACGCCCTGGTGTGGGCCGTGACGGAGCTGAAGGTCACCGAAGAGCCCACCGTGGCGATGATCCTCAAGAAAAGGCATCGCGCATGAACCGCTTGAGCTTGATGGTGAACACCGCCCTGCGCCGCCTGGACAGCATGTTCCCGGGCTACTTCGCGCAGCAGAAGCACAACCACTACAGCGACTTCGGCTATCCCGAGCGCGTCACCTTCGACCTCGCCTTCGCCATGTACACCCGCAACGGCTTGGCCCGCGCCGGCGTGGACAAGACCGCGGCGAAGACCTGGCAGGACAACCCATGGCTCCTGGAGAAGGAGCGGGACGGCTCGCAGGGGTCGAAGAGTGACGAGACGCCGCTCGAGCGCGACATTCGCAAGCGGTTCGCCGATCTGCGGCTCTGGCAGCGCCTGGCTGAGGCGGATCGCCGCTCAATGGTCGGTCGCTACTGCGGCGTGATCCTGCGGCTGGCGGACGGCAAGCCCTTTGACCAGCCCGTTGATCGGGTCGGCGGCGGGCTGATGGGCCTGGTCGAGATCATCCCGGCCTGGGAGGGTCAGCTCACCATCTCGCAATGGGATGAGGACCAAGCCTCGCCCACCTATGGTCAGCCCAAGGTGTTCGGCTTCAACGAGGCCGCGGTCGATGAGAGCAAGGCCCAGGCTCGGTCCTTCAACATCCACCCGGATCGGGTCCTGGTCTGGTCCAAGGACGGCACGGTCCATGGCCGCTCGATCCTGGAGCCCGGCTATAACGACCTCCTGACCCTGGAGAAGATCAGCGGCGCCGGGGGCGAGGGCTTCTGGAAGAACGCCAAGTCTGCGCCGATCCTTCACATCGACAAGGACGCCAAGCTAGAAAACATGGCGCGCGCCATGGGCGTCGAGGTCGGTGAGATCGCCGACCGGATGGACGAACAGGTCGCCGACTTCCAACGCGGCTTTGACAAGATGCTCATGCTCCAGGGCATCGAGGCCAAGACCCTCGGCATCACCCTGCCGTCGCCCGAACACTTCTTCGCCATCGCGCTGCAGTCGTTCGCCGCGTCCATCTCCTGCCCCCTGAAGATCCTGGTCGGCAACCAGACCGGCGAGCGGGCCAGCACGGAAGACGCTGAGGACTGGGCCCAGACCATCATGTCCCGCCGCACGGGTCAGGTGATCCCAACGGTCATGGAGCTGGTCAACCGGCTGGAGCGGTTCGGCATCCTTCCTGAGCGCGATTACTTTGTCGATTGGTCAGACCTCACCGAGTCCTCGATGGGCGAGAAGATCGCCCGGGCCGACAAGATGGCCGACGTGAACCAGAAGATGGGGACGGCCGGCGAGCTGATCTTCACCCCCGAAGAGATCAGGGCCGCGGTCGATCTGGAACCGCTGAGCGAGGCCGAGAAGTACCGCGAGCCCCCCGATGACACCGATGAGCGGGACGCCCTGGGCGACAACCCGGAACCCGAGGAGACGCCATGACCGCCCTTCCTGCTGCGACCGGCGCTTCTGGCGCTGTTGAGGCCCGCCCGTTCGTGTCGATGAGCTCGATCATCGCCCCGCGCGCCGAGCTGACCCGCCCGGCCGATACGACCGCCTATGCGGCGAATGATCTGGTCGGCGCGAACACGTCGGTCAGTGCTACGAACGTCGTGGAAATCGCCAACGCCGTCGCGGTTGCGGGTCAGGCCCTGCGTATCGAGCGGGTCCGCCTGGCCAAGTCCACCAACGTCACCACGAACGCGCAATTTCGGCTGCACTTCTTCGAGGCCCGCCCGACCCTCGGCGTTGGCGACAACGGCGCTCTAGGGGCTCTGACCGCCCTGGCTGTGGACGCTACAATGCGCCACCACGCGGGCTATGTAGACGTGACAATCGACCGGGCTGGAGACGCCACGGCTGATGGATCGGTCGGCGTTGCGGTTCCCGTCATCGGAACCAGCCTCACGGTCGCCCCCTTCACCGGAACATCAATCTTTGTGGTGATCCAGGCTCTTGCGGCTTATACGCCGGCCTCTGCCGAGGTCTTCCGGCCCATCATCGAAGGCATCCGGGGGTGATGATCCCTCAGCTTGTTCCGGTGTTGGGCGGTGGTGGCGGCGGCGGCGGTGGTGGCGCGGTTGCCCGACAGTTTACCATCTCGCCCGCGGTCTCTGGCAAATCGACCTGGGACCTTGACGCCGATGGCCCGCTAAACCTCGGGACGGCGGGAACCTGGGACATCACGCCGCTCGCTACATTCGAGGCTGACACCGATGTGTGGGGCGCCGGGGGTGGTGAGAATGGCTATCGTGCTGGAGCAGGTGGCTACGCCGCGGGGCTTGTCACTCTCACGAAAGACGTCGCTTACAAGCTCTATGTAGGTGCATCTCCAGGGACCGGCTCCGGCACCCTTGGCGGCGCTCCTGGGGGTGGGCGATCTTACGGAAGCCAGTATGGCGGCGGTGGCGGCGGTGGCTATTCAGGCCTTCGCACGGCGGCGGGCGATGGCGTCCTGATCGCTGGCGGTGGCGGCGGTAGCGCGTGGGGAGCGTCGGGCAGCCTCGGTGCAGGCGGCGGCTCATCCGGTCAGTCCGGCACAACGTATGTTGGGACACCTGGCGCTGCTGGCACGCAAAGCGTGGGCACCCTCTGGCAAGGTGGAAATGGGNCTAACACTAGCGACACTGGCGGTGGCGGCGGTGGTGGTGGGTATCGCGGCGGCGGCGGCGGTACGTCAGAAGGCGGCGTCGGTGGCGCTGGCGGTGGCGGCGGTAGCGGCTACTTCGACCCGGCGTCTGTAGCGTCCGCTGTTCTTACCGCAGGCTCCGGCACAACCCCCGGTCAGTCAGGACACGCCAGCCGAGGAACGGCGGGGAATGTTCGTCTGCCGGGCCGCGTGATCCTCACATAGGAAAATCCCATGATCCCCGTTGAAATCGGCGCGGCCTTGCTGGTCGCCCTCTATGCTTTCGCTGATCGCTTTACAGGCGGCGGCTTCCCGAAGATCGACGCCGTGCTTCCGGGTCGCAGCCTGTTCTGGGGCGCGCTCCTCTGTGGCGTGGTCGGGTGGTTTGCATTTGGCATGGCTGGCGCTCTGCTAGCCCTGGTCTGGGGTGTCTATCGCTCCCTGCCGTGGAAGGCCCTTGGCGGGCGTACCGATCCGCGCGAGGCAGGCGAAGCGCCCGGCGTGATTGCGCGCCATGCAATCCTTGTCCCTGCCGTGGCGGTGATTGGCTGGCAGTTTCTCGCCGGCCCGATCCTGCCGGCCATCGCAGCCTTTGGTTATGCCCTAGCCGCAACGGCCATAGCGTTCGCCTACGGTCAGGCAATGGCCAAACGGGAAGCGGCTGGCGAGCCCGAAGGCGCAGAGAACACCTACGTCGAGTTCGGGCGCGGAGCCGCGTATGGCGCCATGGCCGCGTTCGTCCTGGTCTAAGCCCGCCGCCTACATCCAGCGCCAGTAGCGCCCGGCCTCTGAGGTCTGGGGCGAGACGCATTCCCCAGACTGAAGGAGGCCGTGCATGAGCAAGGTCGTCATCCACGTCCGCTGCAACAAGGCCGGCGCGATCCGTCGTGAGAAGCTGAACGGCCGCGATGTGATCATCGTCCCGTCGGCGACCCTGCCGGACGATATCGTGATGAACTCGATCCGGTATCCGGCCGAGGAGATCGAGAAGTCGTTCATGGGCCTGGAGCGCACGCCCGCGCCCCTGGGTCATCCCTCGATCAACGGCAAGTTCGTCTCTGCGACCGACCCCGAGGGCATCAACATCGGCTGGGTCGGCGCCTTCAACACCAACGTCCGCCGCGAGAAGGGTAAGGACGGCAAGCACCGGGTCCTGCTGGACAAGGTGATCGACGTTGAGGTCGCTCAGTCCTCAGAGCGCGGCCAGCGCCTGCTGAACGCCATCGAAAAGGGCGAGCCCATCCACACCTCCACCGGCCTGCTCTGCGAGCTGGAGGCCGCCAATGGGGACGTGGACTACAAGCACATCGCCCGGAACATGGTCTGGGATCACGACGCCCTCCTGCTCGACGAGGAAGGGGCTGCGACCCCGGCCCAGGGCGTCGGCGTGTTCGTCAATTCCGCCTCTGACGGCGGGCAAGAAATCGAGGTCATCAACTCCGCAATCGACGACGCGGATCGTGACCTGGATTGGGCGCTGGATTCAGCGTTCAGGGCTCTGGAGAAGCGCACCCGCGCCCCCCTCCTGGAGCGCATGAAAGCCGCACTCATCGAAGCCTTTGGCTCCGAGCGGGAACCCTCTGAACAGCAAAACAAGGACGCTGACATGACTGTCTCGAAAGAACAGTTCGATGCGCTGTCCGCGAAGGTTGACACCCTCTCGGAAGGCATCGGCAAGACCATCGGGGAGGCCGTGACCAACGCGGTCGCTGCCGCCGTGAAGCCGCTCACCGACGCCAATGAGGCCCTGGTGAACGCGCAGAAGGCCAAGGACGAGGCCGAGCTCAAGGGCCTGCGTGAAACCATCGTCAAGGCCAACCTCCTCGACGAGGAAGGCGCTGGCGAGCTCACCCTGAACGCCGCCCGCAAGCTGGCCGAGAAGGTCGCGCCCAAGGGTGCGACTGCGCTCAACGCGGCTTTCAACCCCGCCGGCGACAAGCCCGGCTTCGCTCTGCCCGAAGGGGAGGCCTAAGTCATGGCGCGCTACAACAAGATCCTCCTCGGCCCGGCTGAGAAGAACAAGCCGCAGGTCCGCGAGGCCAAGGCCGCCGCCGCCCTGAAGCCCGGGCGCCTGGCCGTCCTGTCGTCTGGCGAGTTCGCGCTGGCCGGCGCCACGACCGTCGGCAAGGTCTGGCTGATCCAGGACAACTACCTGGCCATGGCCGGCGTCGACACCGATTGGGCCTCCGGTTCCACGGCTATCGGGATCGAGATGGAGGACGACTGCCTCTATGCCGCCCGCATCGCCAACGGCGTCAACATCACCGCGGTCGGCACCGCTCTAACCCCGGC